TGAAATCACATACATTCCTCCTAGTGCTATTAGTGGTATTGCTAATTCCATTATTATATTATATATATACTTTTTAAAAAAGTGCCTATATAATTTATAGATTTTATTATTGCTTGTCGCTTATATCTTTTCACACGTCCCCCTTGATCCACAAGTATTTGGACCTGCTATATAAGTTCCGTGCGTTTTTTGTCCGCTAGTAAACTGTTTCATCGGAACTGTATAACCTTGATCATTTAAAGGCACACAACTAAATTCTCTTTTGAAATGCTTCTTCTCTAAAATGCGTGTGTCGATATAGTTGCCAAATTTCATCTCTGTATTTGCTTGCGGATCATTTGGCAAAATATATGCGTGATTTTGCTGTAAATCTCGCGCTGTCCACGCCGGCATAATCGCTCGAGATTGCTCTGTCGTTATAAAGGTGTCGCAAACTGGATATGAGATTGGTGCTGCGTTTACGGTAAACCGCTTATAAGGATTTTCCTTTGTATTTTGTAAACAGTTTACGGTATTCGGAATGTCTCGATTCAGTCGTTTATCTATTCCTAAAAGTGCGCTTTGAATATCGATTGAGTGTGTCCATAAATTGCCACCCCATTTTTGCGGAATAATTTGCGGATCCAAAGCAAAACATGGTTTGTCACCGCCATTGCCGGGAACATCTATAATCCAGCGACCTTGATCGGTTTGCTGCTGAAGCTGTTTTGTTATTCGACATGGATCATCATGAAATCTGGTAAATGCCATTATTATATATATATTTAGAAAAAGTCATAAGTAAACGGAAACAAATCAATCTTTTAAAAAGGTTGAACTAAATTTTTCTATACTTTTTACAATTTTATAAGAAAAGTATATTTATACCATACTCCAACCGTAAGTTAAGCCATTTAATGTTTTAATAGCAGTAAATATTTGAGAATGTCCTGTTGCTAATGACCTTGTAGCAGAAGAAGCAGAACCAGTAGAAGAATAAATTAATTGTCCTCCACTCGTAGCAACTGACAAAGCAGAAGCACTTGTATTTGTTATAAGGAATTGAAGTCCAACATTAGCACTATTAACTTGGGGTAGTGTTGCGGTAGTCCCTACCCCTCCATTAAATGTTTGTGCGTAACTATTATAAACAGCAAGAGGCACATTACCATTATTGAAGTCACAAGGATATTTAATAGTGCTTGAAGTTAGTTTAACCCCATTACCTGCTGTTAATGTTATTTCTTGGCTGCCGTCGCTTACAGTTAAAGTTGTCCCATTAGTAGTGCCTTGAACGTCGCCTAATGTAGTAGAACCACCACCACTATCAACATCAATAAAACCATTTGGTGCTGATACGAGAATAGTAGAGAGATTATCATTTAATAAAATTTTTGTATTACCACCCAAAGCACCAATATCACCAGCACTAAACACGCCGTCATTTCTAGTATCTATATCGCACCGAGAAGCACCAGCGGTATTAAGAGCAATATTCGCAATTGTCGCACCGCTAAAATCACCAATATTTACGACACCGACAGTATCAATATTTATATTTTTATTAACACCAGTAGAAGTAATAGTAAGAGGAGTTGTAGCGTTAGAATGAGTGATATTACTTTTATCAATAGTAAGTGTATCTAAAGTGTCGCTTATCGTCATTGATGAATAATTAATTGTATTTGAAAGAGCATTTGGTGTACCACCATCATTTAATATTATTTGATTAGTATTATTTGGTTCCAATGATATATATGCGTTATTAATTGATGGATTATCCATATAAATATTTTGTGAACGCAAAGCATTCCCATTAACACTATCGATCCATAATGGGTTAATAAAACTTGTTGGTACAGATGTTTGCGGCGTCAATGCTAAATAAGTTGGATCAATTCCACCGGTTACCAATAAATTGCCAAAGATTAAGACATCGCCTGTATAACCAGTTCCTGTATATCCTGCTCCTTGAGGACCAATTGCGTTTCCTGTAGTCCATGGGCTACCTCCTGTCGCACCTTGAACGCCTGTCGCACCTTGTGCTCCTGTTATTCCAGATCCAGTCCCTCCTGAATTAGCTGGTCCAATAGGACCGGCAACACCCTGGGCACCTTGCGCTCCCTTTGTAATACTAGTTGTATTACAACATCGATTTGATCCTAAATAATTATTATAACTTTTGTAAGACATATAATATATAATATTTTTAAAATAAATTATATTATACAATTTATTTTAAATAATTTTATTATTATTTATTATCATTTAGTATTTAGGTTACAATAAATCAGTGCTTTTAATAGATGCGGTCATATTATTGTAGCCATTATTATAATAATCATCCGAATACAAATCTAATTTATTTGTTAATCTTACACTATTAGTTTTATTTAAAGCAATTTGGCTATCGACTATGACGCCACCGATACGAGAATTGCTAGCTAATCCAAAAACGGCCTCTTTAAGAGGATTAACATATGGATTCGGAGGTGTTGTTACTGGTGGACTTTCATACCATGTTATTCCATCATGTGATGTAAATATATAACTTATATTAGTATTTTTATCTTGACCTCCCGCAATCCATCTTTTTCCATTCCAAATTACAGACCACAAATCAACAGCTGGAGCTCCTGTTACAAGTATAGTTGGTGCCAAAGTCCATCCGCTTTGTCCATTTAATGTGATTGTATAGTAAATTTGAATTGCACCAGCAACATTATTTCCGACGACGACCCATACAACACCATTCCAAGCTATGCTACGTATTATTTGAATGGAGCCCACTGGAATTGGACTAAAATTCCAACCATTAATACCATCTGGAGATGAATATAAATTATTTGATTGACCACCTGTTAGCCATCTAGTTCCATTCCACGCAACACAAAGTAGCTGTATTCCCGGAAGATCATTTGCTACAGTCCAATTTAGTCCATCGTCTATAGAATAAATAATATCTGAATTTACGGGAGAAGTTACATTTCCAACTGCGACCGTTGTCGACTGCGTGCCGCCTCCTGTTCCTATCGTTTTAACATCGGTTGCTAAACCATAGTAAGTATTAGCATTATTAGGAGTGGTTGAAGGCAACCAATTAATTCCATCAGGAGAATAATATACATTATTACCAGTAGGCGAACCAGTTACAATCCAATTAATGCCTGTCCATACAACAGCATATCCAGGTTTTATAAAATTGCTTGATACAGGTATCGGGATCCATTCGATGCCGTCATATGAATATATTATAGTAATATCTCCGTTTCCGGTAGCAACCCACATGGATCCATTCCATGCCGCAGCGTAACCTTGATCAAGCAACCCATTTTGAAAATTTCCTAATCCAGTATATTTAATTCCATCTAGTGAATATGCTATGGAATTAGCACGACGTGACACACCCAAAGAAACAACGGGTTGTTGAATATAAGTTGATCCTAAATTTTTATTCCAGGCGACAGCATATAAAGGACCTTGATCTCCTATTGGTGGAGCAATCGTTGCCAGTATCCATTCAAATCCATTATATGAATAATATATAGTTGTTGTATCTCCAACTGCTATCCATTTGTTTCCATCCCATGTAATTCCATTAATTGGATTTCCAGGTGGAGTTGTAACATTAGCAGTATCCCAATCTATTCCATTATATGAATACGCAATGAAAGGCGATGTATCGCCACCAATTAGCCACATTGATCCATTCCATGCTGCAGAGCGATAAATTGTAAATCCTGGATTAGTTGTTTGTATCCAATTTAATCCATCATATGAATATAATAAATTGTTAGGACTATTAAGTTCTCCGCCCGCAACCCATACAGTGCCATTCCAAACTACCGTAAGACAATTAAAAGGAGAAGCAATAGATGACATAGGAGACCATGTATCTCCATCAGATGAATAAATTAACGTATTCGAAGAATCTACGCCAGCAACCCATATTGTGCCATTCCAATCAACCGCAAATCCTTCAATACCTATTGGAGTAAATGCTTTTTTCCAACAAATGCCATCATAAGAATATGCTATATGAGTGTTAAACGTTTCATTTGTTCTTCCAACCGCGACCCACATATAGCCATTCCATTTTACACCTTTACCTTGTTGAAATATATTTGTCGCATTTGTCCAATCAGCTCCATTATATGAATATGCGATAGATGTAGTTGTAGGTAAAATTAAATCATCATTTCCAACTGCTACCCATATTTCGCCATTCCAATCAATGCCGAATCCAGTTTTAAATGGGCTATTATTAGCAAGTGTCCAAATAACGCCATCATCTGAATATAAAGTAACATTATTTCCAACTATGACTGATCGATTTTTAGGAAAAGTTAGAGTGTCTTGTCTTTTTCTGTTATAAGCAATGCCATACCCAAATTGTTGTCCTGGATTTGGCTTTGATACCCAATTTATGCCATTATTAGAGTATAATAATACATTTGTAAGTTGACTATCAATGGCGATCCACCTGGATCCGTTCCAGCAAAGAGAATTATATATTCCTACTGGAACAGTAATAATACAACTGGTCCAATTAAATCCATCATATGAATATACAATTGGATTACTACTATCACCTGTCGCAACCCACATTATTCCATTCCATTTTACATCTAATCCACCAGTGGAAAAAGGATTTGCTGCCGCACCCCATATTATTCCATCATATGAAAAACAAATTTGACCTATCCCAGCTTCTCCGACAGCAATCCACATATAACCATCCCATGCTACACCATATCCTATTGAAAATGCGTTTGCCGTTAATGCTGGAAACCAAGTTAACCCACTATATGAATATACAATTGAAGTTGAGGTAAATTGTCCAACAGCAACCCACATATTACCATTCCATGCGATATCGTAAATGGTTCCAATATCTCTAGATCCATTTGTTTCCCAATTCATTCCATCGTATGAATAAAACATATTTGAACCTAGACTTCCCGCTTCCCCTCCTGCTATCCACATAATATTATTCCATGCTACACAACGACCAATACTAAAAGCAGTAGGATTTTGTGAAGGATTCCAAATAATTCCATCATATGAATAACAAATTGAATTATTACCATTATTACTATCTCCAACTGATACCCACATTATTCCATTCCATTCCACTCCGTAAGCATTTTTAAAAAATAACGTATCGTTTGCTTTAAACCAATTTAAGCCATCAGAAGAATATGCGATAGGTGGAGTATTGCCAACAGAAACCCATCGATTTGGAATAGTAGGACCAAATGTATATATTTCTTGATTATCTGTAAAATTATCTAATTCCGCATTTACATCGCTAGTTTTGATAGAGGTCTGGTTTGTATAATATACGCTATTAAGTTTAACCGTTTTACTGAAAACTTCTTGATTAATTGTGTTAATTACAAATGAAGGACCTTGTGGCCCCGTATCTCCTTGCGCACCCGTAGCTCCTGTTCTACCTTGTGCTCCTGTAAATCCTTGAACACCTGTTGCTCCTTGCGCTCCTGTAAATCCTTGTACTCCTGTTGGACCAGTTGCTCCTTGTGCGCCTGTAAATCCTTGAACACCGGTTGGTCCAGTCGCACCTATAAATCCTTGAACACCTGTCGCACCTTGAACGCCAATTGCTCCTATAAATCCTTGCGCTCCTGTTGGTCCTGTCGCGCCTATAAATCCTTGAACACCTGTCGCACCTTGAACGCCAATTGCTCCTATAAATCCTTGCGCTCCTGTTGGTCCTGTCGCGCCTTGCGACCCAGATGATCCAGAACCAGATCCAGGAGCACCTTGTACTCCCGTCGCGCCTTGAGCACCTGTAAATCCTGTATCGGAACCTTGAACGCCTGTCGCGCCTTGTACTCCGACAGGACCAATTGGTCCTCCTATACCCTGAGCCCCCATAGAACCGGTTGTTAAAGTTGTTGTATTACAGCAACGATTCGATCCTAAATAATTATTGTAACTTTTATAAGACATAATATATATTAAATTATATAATTTATTTGAATTTTTAATTAAATTATATGGCTGTTTATTGGTTTATTATTTGTAGCAATTTATTTTTATCGATATCATCATAGTCAAATAGATATTCATTACACCAGGCTGTATTTTTATTTGTAGGTGAAATGTATAATTGTTGTTTCTTGCTATTTTTTCCAACAAATCCTCTTTCAATTAAATCATCTTCTGGAATCACATAAAATTTATTATTTTTACAATTCAACCAATATAAATCATTATCTCCTTCTTGATAATTTTGTAATACATGTTTTCCATTCTCAACACATTTAAATTTACTTAAGTGAAATGAAAACATATTTGGATTATTTGGTTTACAGAAGCTGCCAACTTTTTCTTGAACTCTTTTATCATTAATCATAAAATCATAAACAAGCCCCTCAATTTCATTATTTTTAAATTCTATAAAATCTATTTTATTCTCTCGATAATTGCGATACAACTGTTCTTGTTTTTGATTATCACTTATAGGTGTATTTAATTCTTCAAAACAAAATTTATTTAATGAATTATAGTAATTTTGTATATGTTCATATAAATTTTCAACAATTTCATATTTATTATATTTTGATTTTTTTGCGATACCAATTGTTTTTTGATCTACTACATCTTCATATGGAATTAACCACATTTTTTTATCTGTTTCACAAATACATAATAACAAACAATTTTCATAACTAGCATTATTCAATCTAAAATAATATTGTTCTCTTTCGGTTTTTACTAAAGTTGATTTTACTTGAATTCCTAGCCATAAATCTTCACTACTATTTAAAGGTTTAATCACAATATCCGCTTTACATCCATCAAATGTTTTTACAATAATAAATGTATCTTTTACTAAATTGATAAAATAATTGATACAACTAAACTCTTGTTCTATAGAACTAACACGATCAGGACCAGTTCTAAGATTTTTTAATATTATTCCAGTATTTTTATTAACACATGATGGACAATTTGTTCCCTGATTTAATGAAGCAAAATTTTTATAAGAAACTACATTTTCGTGTCCACAAGCAGCAATGTATTTTAATTTTTGTTTATTATTAACATAAATTGCTTTAAATTCTTCTTTTGTGTAGCATAATTGGCACGATTTGTCTTGAAAACTTTTATTAATATTTTCATACGTACCAAAGTTCAACGCACATTTGAAACATTTTATTCCCGCACCTTTTAAAATTTGTTTAAAACTAGTTGTATGTTCGTGCCCGCATGACGCGATATATTTTAATTTTTCTAGTTGATTTATATATGTTTCGTCTAATAACGTACATCCGTTTTGTTCGAATGTGTTTTTAACTTGTTCAAATGTATATCTAGTAGGCATAGTTGGGTATATACTAATATATTGAGTTGTCTTTAAGTTGTTTTATATAATATTTTATAAAATAATATTTATTACTTTTATAAAATTTGTGAGCATTTATGGTAAGCTATATTGTTACTACGGTTACGGAAGACTTGAGAGACAGAGACGTATTGATCCCAAACTTGCTACATCATACTTCACAACCAGAGGCAAATCATTCTCCAAGTAGATTTCAATTTGAGAACACAAATTCGTGCATTTGATGAAATACCCCAGATTTTTAAGAGAAAATTCTCCTTGAATAATTTTAGACGAATCTTGCTTTAAAATGAATCCCATAGATCCATCGGATTCCGCTCGATGAATTTCCGCCTCCGCAAATTGTCCCTTACACTTAAATATGAGCTCATTGCCAACCGATTTGATTTCCAATTTGTCGGAAATACAGGAAAGATCACGAATGATTTTCTGGAAATCCGCGGAAGGCAGATTAATAATAGAGCTAAACTTGACATCAGGGTATTCTAGCTCCTCTGGCTCAGGCTCGATCAATTTCAGTTTCTGCGTTTTACATTGCTTAATATCTCCGTTTTCAAATTTCAAAGCCAAATAAGAAACAATCCCGTCAAAATAGTCCGCATTCTCGATGTAAATGGTTAACGTATCGTCATTATCAATAGAATTGATAAGCTTAAAAAGATGGAACATGTTGACGCCAATAATGATCTTTTCTTGCTTACACTCATAGGACTCGAAATTCTGCGCAGCCAAATATAGATGAGCTAAAATGGTATGAGACTTGTCCATATTGATAATACGAATTCCATCGGGTTGAAATGAAATATTTGTTTCTAAAAGAATATCTTTTAAGGCGGTCATTAAGGTTCGAAAAGGAGCAATTTGGACTGTTTTTATGGTTAAAACATTTCCTTCATTGGTTGATTGATTTTTATTTAAATGAGACATTATAATCATTTTTGAACGCAAACCTTTAAATACTTATGTAATAAATTAATTAATTTTAATTAGTAATTTTAATTTAATAATTTTAATTTAGTAAATTAATTAATTTTATATTATAAAATGTATTAAACAAATGATTACAAGTATAAATATATGACAGAATTTAATAATCACGATCAAATTATTTCAGATCTATTCGAAAAATACAAAGACAATCCATATATTTTACAAAGGTTACAGATACATTTAATCAATTTGCCAGCTATATTGGAAGGTGAAAATAAACGATATGAAGAACGTGTATCCAGAATTAATGAACTAACATTAGAACAAGATAATTTTTACAAAGTGTTTCTAAGTAAGCATCAATATTTTTACATGCCTTATAATAATATTTTTTATGAATATGATGGAAAAACATACCAGATTGTTAAAGAAGACGATATTCATCATCATCTGCTTTCAACCATCACAGATGAAGGTAAATTAACAGTTTGGAAACATAAAACGAAGCAGAATATTCTCAAGCAGATAAAAGACAGATCTCTATTTAAATCTGTGCCCGAAACACATACAATTCAAAATGTGTTAAGTTTTTTAAACACTATTTTCGAAACTAAAACAGAGATTAAATATTTTTTGACGGTTATAGGTGATTGTATTTTAAGAAAAAATATAGAAGAATCTGGATTATTATTTTTTATTAATTCTAGCACGAAAAAACTAGTCTCTTTTATTGATTCAATATGCTTCATTACAACTGGAAATTCAATTATGAGCAATTTTATTACAAAGTATCATGACACTCATAATTTGTTAGGTTATCGATTGATAAAAACGAATGAAAATTTCAATTCTATTGCGACTGACTTGATTAAGGATGTGCTCAACAAAATAGGAATCGATTTAATTAGCGTGGCAGCGCATTATTCAGAACGATATGGTAGCTCTGACCAGTTTTTAATTAACCTACCTAAAGAAGATCCGATAAAGGAATATGTCATGTTCTTCTCATTAAATACAACTAACAAAATAGTAGAGCAATTTGTTAGTCAGTGTATTGAAGTAGTAACAACTAATCAATCAAATTCTACAAATACAAACACCTATAATTTATCGTGGAAAAATATACACTACATTTGGAAGCTATATTTATCGAGTATAAATGTCCCTAATATGATGTATTCAAATAATTTAAAGACCTTATTGAAGTCGCAATTGTCATTTAGTGAACTAAGTTGCGCCACTGATATTGTCTTCACTAATGTGACGAGCAAGTTTCTACCAAATGTTAGTAGTTTCTTGTCTTTTTGGGATAAACATATTACGATTTTAACCGAGGCCAATCATTTTTTGAATGATGAATATGAAATTGACGAAATATCATCAATGTATAAACTAGCTAACAAGTCTTTTAGCAACAGCTACATTTCTGATAAGGATATTATTAAAATGATTTGGCATTATTTTTATCCTAGCGTTGAAATTATCGATAACAAATATATTACTAATATTCACTGTAATTTATGGTCTAAGCCTGATGACATTACTGAAATGCTCGATTACTATAAGCAGCAACATAAAAATGACTCAGTTAGCAATGAAGCCTCATTAATATCATTTGACGACTTGTATCAAAATTATAAGTCTTATATTCAGGCAAAAGTGGTTGTTGAAAAATCATTTCATCCAAATGTTAGCAAACAGTTTTTTGAGAAATTTTTATCGTATTATTTGGCGACATATATTAAATTTGACAAATTTGTTAGTTCAGATTGGATTCAGAGTTAATAGAATATAAAAGAGATTAATAATATCATTATTTATTTAATAATATTATTTTGTATTTTATTTA